CGTCTGTTTTAGTAAACTTAAATTTAATGCCTGTTCCTTTAATTCCTTCTACCATAGTTTTCTCCTAAGCTTCTATTTTAGAGCGTATAACGGTTCCTGTTATGTATGTACCGTTAACCCCCTCTACTCTCAAATGTGATTTTATTTTAATTATGATTTTGGGAAAATTATCGTAATCAAATCTATGCGTACACACAAATTGAGTGCTTAAAATAGAATCGCTTTCCGGAGGTTTTATCCCCATAATATGCAACGCCTCTATTTGCCTATCCTGATTATTTGAATCTAATGCAGGACATTCAATGACGCCAATCGAGCCTTGAAAATATTGCACATCTTGCACTATACCAAGCCCACCTGTTTCCCCTTCTACTTCATAAATTAAATCAAAATAACAGGACGATTCGCTACTTATATTAAAAAATGCACTATCGCCCAAATTTAATTCGCATAATGTTTCAAAGGCTTCGTATGAATAATCTTCGTATTTTCCCTCCACATACTTCACTACTTGCTCTATCATATTAGACGTAAGCACTTTTTCCGCGTTGGTTATAATCTCCACATTTGATATACCTGCTCCGGCATTGCCGGTATGACCTGTTGTTTTTATACTACTTAGTTGCTCGCACTCATAAAAAACAGACTGCGATACATTTCCGGTTACTTTTAACGTAACTGCGTAGGAATCATTGTTTTCCGTATCTTCGTATAAAATCGTTACAATATCGTCTACAATAGGTCTTCGATTACAATTTGCTATATGTAACGAAAGTTTTTCCGTACCGTTTGGCGGATGATTACGGACAATTTTACCACCGCATTCCAAAGCTACGAATCCACGTTCGCCTTTCGGCGCAGTAAAATTATATGTATTTCCGTCTGACAACGTAATTTTATAAACATTGCCGTCATTTACATCTTTACCGTCGGCAGTTATAGCGGAAATTCCTGTTCCTTGCTCTCCTTTTATGCCTTGCGCTCCCGATAAGTCTGTCAGATATTTATATTCGGTTTCTGTTTTTATAAACAACTTTGCGTTATCTTCGTCTTCAACGTCACCGGAGTCTATTATTACAAATCCATATAATCGAACTCCGTCTGTCGCATAACTTGCGTTCATATCCGCAACGCTTGAATACGTCTTGTCTATTAAAAAGCCTTTGCCTTCCGGTATATAAAAATCAAATATCGGATCATTTTCCGTTCCAACATTAACAACATTCGCATCACTGTCAGGCGGCAACGTGATCACTTTACCCATTTTAATAAACGCCGGCTTACCTTGCGGTATCTCGAAATCAAGCACTGCGTCGCTTGCCGTTCCGCTGTTTTCGATTTTCAGCGGCTCGTTGTAACCGACTTGCTTTACTGCTCCAACCGATATTTCGCCCGTGTCGCCTTTTTCGCCTTTCAGCTCATCGAATTTTAACCGTCCGTCCTCCGTAAGTGATACATTAGGCGTACCAACCTGATTTGCATCGACACAATCAGGTGGTTGCAACAGCGCATCGACACTGTCTTCCAACTGCTCGAATCTTACCGTTATATCGTTTAACCGCGCTAATTCACCACCTACGGGATCAACCGTTTCCCCGTCCGACACGTCGCTGTCTGCTATGCTCGTGCGGTATATGCCGCTTGAAAGACGTGTAACGACTTTATTATCGTCGTCTATCTCGGAATAAGTAAACACCATTTCAAGCTCTCCCGCAGTATCTGTAAAGGCTTTTGGAAGCGGCGTTTCAAAAAGCATATACTTAGCGTTTTCGATTACCTTATCTTCCGTATACAGCATATTGTAAATGTCTTTGTTGAACTGCTTGCGATTACCGAACTTGTCAACAGTTGTGCGGAATACCGTACACAGCGGGCTTGTTGAAGGAGATCGGTTTTGCGTTGTAGGCACGTAGCATTGCAATACCACGAAACCGTAGCCGCCTTTATATAACCGTGTTTCCGCAATCGGCATCACCGTGCCGCTCACGCCAAGCCGCACCGCAATTCTACGTAACTGCTGAATTTCTTTCATTGGAATACCTCCATAATTGATTTTATTTTAATCCTGCTTTTTCGCGAGCCGCTTTAACTTTACATTCATAATTGGTTAATGTGGGTTGCTTTTCTCTCTTCTTTAATCTTCTCTTGAACTCGCTTTTCGAACTCGGCTTTATAATAGTCATCTTCGAATAGTTCGTAAAAGGTCAAAATACCGTCTGTAATTTCCGTGTTCATTGTTGCCTCATATAAAATTTTTTGGGAATAGTATTGACTTTCGTCTTGGTTTAGTGTATACTAATAATGGTCAAGGGCGTGGGACGTTTCGGGCGTTACACGGGAGGGGCGTAAGCCATTCAGCCGTCGCGCTACAACTATGAGAGCAATTTTTGTTGCTCTCATTTTTTATCGTCGATTTTCGGTTTCTTTTTTGTATAACTCGATATAATTCGTAACTTGCCCGCTTTTGTGTCCGTTACCGCTTCTACTACCATTTGAATATGGTTGTTGAATGTTTTAGTGAACATAACCTTTTCAGCGGGTTGGTTATTTTTGTCTTTATACTTACTCGACCGAGCAATTTTGCCATCTTTGTCGCGGCAATACTTAACTCCGTTTGGATCGGGATCGTGTAAAACTTCCGCAATATGTTGATAGTTTGAAACGTCAGCCATAGAGTGGTCTTGTTCGCCATTCTCTCCGTGTCGTTTTTCGATATGTCTTAATTCGTCCACTGATAAAACATGAGTTGTCGCTGTAACCTTTTTATGTGTTAGTTTCTCAATTTCTTCTCGCTCACGATCTCCAACTGCAACGACTTCAATTTCGGCATCGACTTGTTCGCCAGCTCTAAAACGCTCCACGTAGTTTTTGACTTGCTTTTTGCGGCTGACTATATTTCCGTCATAATCTATACGGACAGTAATGGTTGGCTCACAAACTCTTACTTCGGAAGTTTTTGTATTTCTTTTTTCACTTGCCACTTTAATGTCCGACTTGCTGAATTTGCCACTTGCTTTCATTGCTTCGGTCAAACTCTGCCCATCTTTTATGAATACCTTACGACCGCATATCGTGCGCCATACTCCTTTTTCTTTCTGTTCACTCATTTGCACTCCGTAAATTTACTTGACTTTTTGATATTATTTTTTTATAATAAAACCATCATTTGGAGGTGGTTTTTATGAACAATAATAAATTAAGAATAGTACCCCCCCCCGTGCTTTGTAAGTGCTGACATAGTACAAATTCTCGATGCTCTTGTTCCGGTCGCTTGGATACTCGTAGTACTTACTTTTATCGGCATTTTTGTTTTTATCTTCAAGTGGGTTAATCGCCATAAAGATTTTATTGAAAAAGCCGAAGCCATAAAAGAGGGGATGACAGTTGATGAAGTCCTCGAAATTATGGGGTGTTCTGCAACTACCGCGGAAGAGGACGACGACAAAATGACTGCCATTTGGGAGAAGAGCCAATGGGTGGGAATATTCCGTGGCGGAACCGTGACACGCGCGGTTAAAGTTGTTTTTGTCAATGGTCTCGTCGTTTCCGTTTCAAACAAAAATTTAGACGAATCGGTTTGGTGACGGATATAGCATTATTTTTTCGCCACATTTATTTTGCTTTGCGCTTATACTAACATCTTATTATTCAATATCATTAAAAACCGAATACAAATACCAACTTTGCAATTTATCGGAATCCTTTAACGCTTTGACGTTCTTTGCCATATAAGCATATCGCAATCCGTTTTCTTCGTCATAAAAAACAATAGAGCCGACTTTCGAAATGTCTATTGTATTGCCGTTATCGTCTGTCGGATCGGCAAAATCAAGCCGAATTGCGTTTCCCGTTTTCGCAAAATAATATTCGACGTTAGGCGCAACGACGCGAGCTACGTCAAAATCCACGGTTTCGTCAAACATCGAAATTTCATCTTTAAGCAATGCAACTTTAAGCCGTCCCATTTTCGTTCCGAAAAGATTAGGGAAAGTTACAAAACCGTCCGTGTCGTATAGCAAACTTATTTGATAGTTGAAACTCAAAGCCTCGCGGTTGTCTTTGTCAAGCCCTATCGACAAATTCTCGGGAATAAGAATTTTCGATTGTGCGTCGGTCGGTTTGAAATCGGTAGACTCCGCAAAAGGCAATCTGCGAATTTGTTCGCACGTCCAACCTGCTTCATAAAACAGTTTGAAATCATACAAATCCGCTCGCCCGTATACGTCGCAATATCTTACGGGTTGCAAACTATAATATGCGGTGTCTATAATTTCGGCATTGCCGTTTTTTTGTGCGCCACTCGTTTCCGTATCGATAGCGTCCCCGGCTTTGAAATTGTCGTCCATATCCCATTCGAACACTATTGCGTTACGCAGAGGAAAATGCAAAAGCGGAACTATAACAGCACGGTGTTGTGCGCTCGCTTTCGGCTGTATCGCCCCGCTTATATTTTGCGCTTCGCTACTCGGGAATAAAACGGCGACATTGTTGTTGGGCAAGCCGATATGGTCTCGCTGTATATCGGCTTTGAAATTCGTATATGCGAAATTCGGCAACTCGGGGTTTCCGCCGTCGCAGAATAATAGGTCTTTTACGAACTGCTCCCATTGACTATTGTTTATAAATCTCGGCGGCAAAACGTTTTCGGGTGCAATCGATGATAATTTTATAAAATCGAACAATCGCACTTCGCGCCGTATCATAGACCTTTCGCTTATCTCATAAAAGCGCGGTTCGCTCGGTATCGTTACAATTTGCGCAAGTTGGTTGAAATTCTTCGAATACGTTACTTTTTGAAAAATTCCGTCCGCATAGTATTCGTTATCGCATTCCATTACATAATATTTATCCCTATCTATCGTAACTAATTGACCCGGTACTTTTTCTTTCCCGCTTTCCGCATATTCTTGGCATTGATATACTCCGTTTGCTACACGCACAAGCTTTCCCCATAAGTTCGCGGAAAATCTTTCGCTGTCGATGATTTTGTCCTGTTGATTGAAAAACTGCTCGTGATGCGGATAATTTTCAAACTCGCTATTTTTCATAAACTTGTCGAGATCGGGGCGCAGTTGTGTTAATCTTAACGAGTCTTGCGTTTTATAGCGTATATGAAATTTCAAATCGTTGAATTTCAAATCTCTGTCCGTTACATTATTGTTAAACAGTCTCCCCACAATGGTCTTTAACGCCATAAAGCCGTCGTTGTTCGGTGTAGGCGGAACATAGTTAAGCCCGCGTATTTTGTTGTCTCCCAACGAAAAATACAACGCCGACCATTTTGCGGGAATGTAATCCGTTCGCGATGTAAGAGTGTCATAAATGCTTTTTTCGAAAATATATTCAAGCGCCGGTTCCGTTTTCCACTCGTCGTTCTTTATCATTGATATATCAAATTTGACAATCTCCGTTATGCCATATTTTGTTTGAATCTCAGCCGTATTATTTGAAGTCAAAAAACTATCGTCGCTCGTTTTGCAGACAAGCCACTCGTCTACTTCGTTTTGCGGTGAAAATAAGTTTGTAACATAGCTATCATACTGTGTAAAAAAATTATCAAGATTACGACTGTTGAAAACTGTAATTTTATTACTGTCATTTTCTCCGTATTCCGTTCCGCCAAGTTGCTGAAAAGTTAAAACAAATTGATTTTTCCCGTTGCGGGCAAATTCCAATCGCGGTATAGCATGTAAATAATAACCTATTTGTTGCATAATTTCCCAAAGATTTTTGTTCTCGAAAATACTTTCGTTCATTTGGGCGTTTTTTAATCTCATTGTCCATTTATCGTCTACGAATATCGGATATTGTATTGGTGCATAGTTTGAATTTTTTTGACCAAACTCATCGAGCCCCGTAACATCGTTGTTGAATATCCTCACATCAGTCGTCAACATTGCGCGGCGAAAAAGGTCGTAACAGTTGTATTTACGCCCTTTTAGTAAGAACGGGGGGCTCTCGGGCGCGGCTTCAAACATATCTCGGCAAATAAAAGACGTAGACGCGGAAATACTGTCGGCAGTTACTGTGCCCTTACTTGTAAGGGAAACATTATAATCTGCCGTATTACTCGATAACACATTTTGATGATATGTTGTAGTCGCCGTATATGCATATTCCAACAAAACTGTTGTCTGTCTGCCATACGGCGAAATTCTTACGCTTATATCGTACTCATAACTTATTTTATTTGCGCGATCTTGCTCCGTAAGAGTCGTTGTTTCAAACGTAACATTTCTATCCGAATTTCCTGTATTTCGCACATTTATCATAGTCCGCAAGTGTTTGGTTTCACTTTCCAAGAAAAAAACTCGCGTATTTTCACTGCCAATTCCCATTATCCACGTCCCGTCTTTTTCATTCGTCCCACACAAACCTGCGTGTTCACCGTCATTAAACATAAAACGGTCGTTTCTGTTTTGCACGTTGCTCGGGCTATAATGCTTACTCACCACAAAATGTTCGCTACCACCAACTTTGATTCCGTCTTGATAAGTCGTGCGTGTTACGTTACACCACATAGGGCAATCAAATAAAAAATCTGTATTTCCATCCTCTTTTTTTGCATAACATTTCACGATAGGCATATTGAATTTAATTTCGTGCGATACAGCTCCGTTAAGATTTGCTCCAAGTTCACCCAACACCTCTACTCCGTCCCAAATATAAACAAAGCTGTTTGCATAATATGCGGTGGCATCTCTTACGGATGCTCCAACATAATAACCATAACCACCTGTACTTACACCTGCGGAATTTGTAATTCTATTATAAATGAAATCGGGCGATTGCGGTCTTTCATAGCGATAGCCAGATACGGTTGTACCGCCGCTATAAGAAGTTTTGCTGTCGTCAGTTACAACCGTCTTATAATTTAACGTAACGTCTTTTAATTCGTAAGTTAAGGCGATATTATCGCAATGTAAGCCTTGCGCGTATGCGGACGGCTCGATTAAATATACTCTATGACAACATATTTTGGGCAATCCCTCGTAATGCTCCACGTCATCGTGATCCACTAAGTAATCGTAATATTTTTGCAATGCTCCACAGTCCCAACGTTCGAGTGTGAGTTTTGTTTTCGGCGAAAAAGGTTTAATATAATCTCCTACTGTCGGTATATTATCGAGAATAATCTCACCCGTGGATAATTGCTCGTCACAATGCAACTCCAAAAATATAGGCGCAGATAAATACTCCGTTAATTCCGTACGATTTGTTTCGTTTCCGTCGTTCCATTTATAAAGTTTCCATTGATAGGCCATTTATCTTACCCTTCCAGTTAATGCGCTGTAACTCGCACGTGCCAACTGATACGCCTGATTGTTAGATAATTCGAACATTTCGTGTTGGTACGCTCTTTCACGTTCGGCGTACTTAAATCCTAAATTGATACCTGGCGATGCCGCGCCCAAAATAAAACCTATTACTGCCCCCAATGGTCCGACAGCCGAGCCTGCCGCCGCACCGCCAAGCGCGCCCTGTCCTATGCTCAGCATGTCCGATACCTTTTCTATGCGGCGATTAACGATTGCTTGGTAGTTGCTGTCGCCGTTTCGCCGTCCTATGTCGCTGACGTAATAGTTTATTGCTTCGCGCCCCATCTGCACCGCAAGACTTATGCCCTGCTGTACGGCAAAAAACGTGGTCGGCGACATGGTTTGCTTCATTTTCTCTCGTATCGTGCTATTGTAGTTGAGCACCTTATATAAAAGCGACTTTTTGCCTGTGCCGCCGCTTTCACTCTTGTCGTCGTCTAAGCCGCCGCCGAACTTACCGCTACTTGCTTTTCCGCCGTCGTATACGATTATTTTCAAATTATGCAATGCCATTTTTCATTCCCCTTTCTACGAATGTCAGCGTGTGCGTTTCGTTGCCCGTATCGGCACTCACCGTGATTTGGTGGTCTTTGACCGTTACCGTGTGCGTATACGTTTCTAAGCCGCGCGTAACAGTCAGTGTGTAAGGCTCGTTGTTGTCGCCGCTCTCGGCGGTATACGCCGTTTTCTCTATGTGATTTACGAACGGGTTATTGTAGCCCTCAAACACCAATACGAACGACGTTGCGCGCGAAAGATTTATTTGTCCGACCGTTTCCCGCGCATCTATATTCGGCACAGCTTTTTGCGTCATCGTGTTCGCAATCGAAAAGCTCGACAGCGGGACGTCCACACTCTTATACTCGCCGTTTTCGGTAAAGCCGATATTTACGGTGTAATCGCTGTAACTTGCCACGTCGGGGTATAGCATAATCGCAACGTCAATATCTACAACAGCCGTTTCGCCGAACTGGGCGGCGGTTTGAATATCACTCACAAGCGGACGATCGAAAAATATCACGGCTTTGCGTGTTTCGCTTCCGAACTGCACCGGTATGCGCAAGCCGCTTGTCGCAATGTTAGCGTCCTCAATTAGGTATTCGAGCAATTTTATTTTATCGGTTTGTATGTAATACGAAAGCGATGCTTGCAATACCACCATATCGACGTCCTTTGAAAATAAGCGCTCAATGCTCTCTATCGACAAAAGCCCAAACGCGCACGAAAGCGCGGCAAGCTCGTTGACCGCCCCTTTCTCTTTGAGAATGCCGTTGATTGTTTCTGGCGTGGACGACGGGCGGTGTTTGAATGAGTAGTATTCTACATTGAGAATTTCCGAAACGGTCTTGCCTTGCCATGTTGCCGGAGCCTCTTTGTCGTCGATAGTAATGTTGACATCCTCGTCCTCGAAAATTCCGCGAATTATCGCAAGCACCGCATCGGCGGTAATGCGTACTTTGTTCATACTCTTTTGAGCCTCCTATACCCGACTTTTCGCTCCCACGCGCGTTTGTTCTTGGCGAACTGCTCGGGCTTTTCGTTCTTCACGCTGTTGAGCGCATTCATATCGCTGTTGTATTGGAAGTTATCCATAACCGCACGCATCGCCTTTATCTTGGCTGCGACGGTCTTTGTTTCTTCAAGCTGTTTAAGTGTGGCGTATGGTAAGTACAGCGGCGTGTTCTTTCGTAACGCTTGCACTACTTTCGGCATATCGTTGATAAAGCTCTCTATAAGGGCTTGCAAGGCTCGCACGCGGCTCAATACGGTTGGCTGTTTCCCTTTTACCGCAATATCGCCGTCAGCTGTAATTTTGCCGTTTAATGCCGCAACAAGGTAGTCGCGCACGCGCTTTTCGGTTTGTGCGAACGAATACACGTTTTGTAGCCGCTCGCCTGGGGCAAATTGCGGGAATACCCCCGCAAGCGCGGGGTTCATAAAAACGTCGCGCATTCTTATAAGATTGTTGTATTGCCGCATCAGCTCAACCCCGCGCTCGAAAGCGGCAAGTATTGAAACCGTTGCACTTGCTTCGGCGTGTAGACATAATCGGTCGATTTACCGTCCATAACAAGCCAAAAACCTACAAGCGGCGTGTCGCCTACGATTTGTATAATGTCGCCGTCGTCAAACTTTTCGCGCGAATTTGTTTGTATCGTTACATACGAATTCGGCACAATAAGCCCGTCGAGCGGTTGCTCGTCAATGTCTTGCTTTTCGGTATGCTCTATCCATTTGAGCTTACTCGTAAAAGCGTATCGGTTGGACTGCACTGTTATTGTATCGGCTTCATTGACCTTTACCGCCATATCGTTCGTAAGCCGCTTGTATAGCTTTGCTTTCGGGTGTGGGCTAAACATTGGATATTCGTATGTCATTGTCGCACCCTCAATACTCGGATAATTGCATCTTCCACTCGCCGGTCGCGTTCGGGTCGGTCAAGTAGTTTGTGCGTAACCAAATAAGAACTTCGTCGTGAAGCCAATAGCCCGTAGACATATCAACGTCGTTATCACGCAATCTCCCACTCTCTTGGCTGACGACGATTTTCGGTGTCAGTTTTGCATCGCCGAATTCGTTTATAAACTCGGCTTGTTTTACAAGCATACGCTCGAATTCGAGCCGTCCCTCTTTTACAGTCTTTACGCGTCCGAATAAGCTCTTAGCGATACGGTAGCACATAAGGTTGTATTTGGTTTGCGCCATAATCGCTATATAGCTATATATGTGGTCTGTCGCCGTTCGTATCAGCTTGCGAATTTCGCGATCTTCGCAGTCTATGCCGTAATACTCGATTGCTTCGTCGGTCAAATAATAACGGTGGTCGTCTTTGTCGTATCGCATACGCGCCGTATCGCAAGGATATAGCGCATCGCTCGGTATAACATCATAGAATGGTATTTTAAGCTTGCCGTTGTCTTGGCACATAGTTTTTTTACTCCTTGCGTGAAATAATTCGGCTACCGCTCGACCACTTTTCATTGCTTTCACGATCTTTGTAGCCGGGCAAAATTCTTACGGTAATATCGTGCTGACTTTCAACGTCAAGCCCTTTCTTTTTTGCAATTTCAAGTCGTTGCGCAACATTCTTAGGCTTAATTATTTTTCCGTCATTGCGCTCCCTGTCAGGTGTAGTCAGATTGTCTGCCTTTTGCTTCCATTTCTCTGTTCCTTCATTTGCCGTAAGTTGCACCAAAGCAAGCGTATTGTACAGTTTATGACTTTTGTGGTGTTCTACGGGTACAACCACAACATCGCCCGCACGATATTCCTTATCGGTTTCGTAGTCATATAATTTTCCGCTCGGCGAACCGTGCCCATACGAAACAGATATTATTCTACTCGACACGATTCACCTCCAAATTATTTGTTTCCATTACAATTAACGTATTCGTTTTTTTAATCGACTTAACGTAACTCACGCCGTCAAAACAAAAGCATAGGGGCGACTTTGATCGCCCCTATGTTCCGTTATTGTTTTACACCTCAACGTACTTTTTCGCAAGCGCTTTTTTTGTATTCCTAATACGACCGCCGCAAACAGTCATAATGGATATAAGCGTGCTGTTATGTTCGATTGCATCATAAGGAACAAGTCCAATAAAACGCGCGACGTTTATAATAGAAAGCGTCTTGTGGTCATAGAGAATGTACTCTATATCGCTCCAATCCCATTCTTTCTTTTTATCTGCGTAATCGTCGTCGGAAGAACTTATTCCCACAAGCGCAGAATTGTCTTGCCCTATTGCGTTCGACGTAAACACCTTAACTTTGCCGCTGAAAAGCGTACCGGCAAATACTTGTCCGAGCGTAGCCGCTTCTGTCGGACTTGCTGCAACGAAATAATTACGACTGCCGATAAATTTGAGAAATACCGCGTCGGTGTCTTCGCTAACTATAAGCGTATCGGGATCGGCTCCTGATTTACGAAGCGTTGCACGGTCGTCGATAATGTTATTTATTATCGTATCTTTCGTGCTTCTCACGGTGTTTGCCGAAGCAGGCGCGCCAACGTCGGTAGGATCTGACGAGCCGCCGCCGTTGATAAGGTACGATAAATAACGAAGTTCTTTTATTTCGTCGTAGCTCTCGGACGCAAGCGCAACAAGGTCGGCAGTTCTACCGCTTACACGCGCTTTATCTATCGGTTCGCTTATGATCTCGCCGACCTTCAAAACGTCGTTGCACTTAATCTCGATAAATTCGCCGTCAGTGCGTGTGGGAACAACACGAAACGCGTCTTTGTCGGTCGCTTTGGTGAGCGTAACTTTAATCTTTTCAAGCCTACGAATAAAAGCCACCGCAAAACGGTTATCTACCATAAGACTCTCTACGTCGGTTGCATAGGTTACGCCGGGAAGCATAACCTTGTTACGAAATAAATTCGGTTCAAGCATAGCTATTACGCCGCCGTCTACCGTTGCGCCGCTAATAGGCGCGTTAGTGCCAGAATTCCAATTTTGGAATGCGTCGCCTAAATTGATTGCCATAATTTTGATTCTCCTATATTAAAAATTTTTTATTCTAAGCCCGCCTTTTTCCGCGCTTCCTTAACCTTTCTTTCAAAGTCGTTTAGCACGGGCGGATTATCGGGCGTAGGTGCAGTTTTATCCGCAAGCGGTTGTGCTTTTCCAAACACTACGCGACCGCTCGACGCGCCCCATTCGGGGTATGCGGCAACGAATTCGCCAACTTTGTCGAAGTGCGCCCCCTCGGCAATGAATAGCTTTTTCGCCGCTTCGATGCGCTCGGTCAATATACCGGCTTTAAGCAATGCGTTCTCGGCTTTAAGGTTTAACATCTCGTCTGTCGGGTCGCTCATTGCTTCGGTGGTTTCCGTACTCGGCGGCGTGGCTTCTTCTGTGTGCGTCAATCGAGTTACTACGCTTGCGGCAAGCTCTTTAACGCTTGGCCTTTCGCCTTGCATCACTTGTTGCTTTACAAGCGTTTTAATCTCTGCGTCTTCGAAAGCATTATAACGATCGGGCAAACTCGCCTTTGCGGTTTTCGATACAAGCCTAAGCGTTTCGTTGTATAAATCGAATTGCTCGGCGGTCATCTCGCGCGCCGACTCTTTAACCGTTTCTTCTTTGCCTTGTTGCGCCGTGTCCGTTGCTTCCACAGTGGGGTTTCCCGTGGCTGTGGGCGTTGCTTGCAACTCTTGTGCAGTCGTAGCATCGCCTTTCTCGATTTTCCCCTCAGTTTTGTTCTGAACTTGATCGTCCATTGTATGTATTTCTCCTTTAACGTCAGGATGACTGTTATATATATCCAACCTTTCTTGTACGCGCTTCTCAAATTCCGAATTATAATATTCATCTTCGAGTAGTTCTTCAAAGGTCAAAATACCGTCAATTATTTCCGTTTCGTAATCTTCTTGTTCTTCTTCGTCAAACACAATTTCCATAACTACCTCCATATTTTTGAAAAAGATATTGACTTTTCACCGATTTTGGCGTATAATATATATAAGGTATTGATTAGGTTGTTTGATAGCCGCTGCGCACAGCCTGCTATCCTTTCAGCTAATCAAGCCAGACATCGAATGTTGATTGAGTGTGGTGCGCCGCTGTTAACTCTTTCATCCGTCGGTGTCTTTTTTTATTGTAATATCTTGTCCATCAGGTGTTAGTACTCTATGTACCTTATATCGATTATCGTTTGTTTTAGCAATAACAACCGCAACTACACAATCTTTTCCGGCTATCGATACTCGTCCTGCAATTGTATATGTACTATAATTTCGTCCTTTATGATCTATATGTGTCGCAATTTCAATCCCGTTGCGAATAACCGACGGCACAGCAGCTAATGCCGAAATTTCAATAGGGCTATGAACATAGCGCCTTGCATTTTTTAATACTAATCCGACTTGTACATCTCCTAATCCTTTTCTTTTAACTATACCACCATTAGCGGAAAGTTTGGTTTTCAAAGTTGTTGCAGCAGTTTGATAGTCCGTCGTCATATTACCTCTTGGTATAATGGCAACTACTTTTGTTTTGGCAATTTTGTCCTTATTTGCTTTTACCTGTTCTTTTATTGTGCTTGTGTTATCTTTTGACGCTTGCGACTTTCTATCCTTTCCTTGCTGTTGACTCGCTTTTTTTGCATCTTTTTCATCAATAAATGCTTTTTTTGCATCTTCATCACTCTGCCCTTTTCTTACGGGAACAGCCTCACCGTTTCCAATAGGCATCCAATGGTCAATTTCATTTTTGGGAATCCACATTGCCGTTCTCCTTGTTCGTTTCCTGCAAGTCATTTTCTTCGCTAATATCGTCGCCGTCCGCGTCCTCTTCGGGTAGCTGTATCACGGTGCTTTCTTCGGGTGGTTTACTCGGATCTACAACTTGTATCGCTCCGCCCGATTTTTCGGCGTAAATAAGGTTTGCCTCCTTGTAAATCGCATCACTCGACCAATCGGGGTGCTGTTCGCGTACTGCCGCAAATATACTCATAAGGCTTGCAGATACTTTACGAGCAAGCACTTCGCTTATTTCCTCGGGCGTATCGACTATGTATTTGCGGAAAACCGCTTTTATGCCGTGATATTCTTCTGCAACGATTGCGCATTCGCCCGTCGCCGTGTCGGTCGCGGTAGCGCTTCCGTTTATGTAATCTTCGTACTGTAACAATATGGCAAACAATTTTTCAAGGTAGCGTTCAAAATCAGCGGCAACCGTATTACGAGTACGAATACTGTTACGTTCTTTCGCATTTTGCGTTGCTTCCGCTTCGACGTGTCCGCTCAACTGTAAGCCGAGTGTTGCCGCATTGATACCTACTTTATTGAGTGCGATATTTATTTGAAACTTTGCAGCTTCTACAAATTCAGTCGTATTTAGTTTCGCTTGTATTTGCTGTAAAAGTTTTTCCGGATCTTTTACGTTTTGCGGCAAAAGAAACGAATGCCGTCTTGTACTGAACGCAGCAGTGTCCTTATCGCCGGAAATGTCAGACGGTATCATTTGACTATCTATAAGCAAAAACGGGAACGACTTGCGAACCGTATCCACGCAGTTAGACAGAATTTCATCAAGCGCGCTCGATACGCTTTCCAAACCAAACACCACGCCGTAAGGTCTGGCATTTTCATAGACACTCGCGCCCTGCATATTGTTTAGCGAATTAGGCAAATACACGACAGGCATATCCACAAGCGGCAATACTGCGTTTTCTTTAACACCGTATTCTTTGAAGATTTGACTTTTCAGTCTGTCGTCGTTTATATACTTTGAACCGTCGAATACTCGATGCCTCTGTATTATTCCGTCGTCGCCATATCTTGTAACGCCTTTTTGCTTTACGGGCTTTTTGCGGCGCGCGTATATGGTGTGTAACTCGTAAGGTTGCGGCTCGTTATTGATTATGACTTGCCGTTTTATTATATATTCGACAATACGATTGCTCTTACGCTTAACCATAAGCCGCTCGGCAGGCACAAATTCTATAAGAGGTAAACTCGAAATTTCGGGGTCGAAATGGATATGCCAAGCGCCGTCGCCAAGCCCGAGAGTTTCGATAATACTCGACTTTAACAGCGCGGTATCAAACTCGTTTTCATCGAGTATCAACCGCAAGCGTTCCTTTATCTCGGGAGGTACGCAATCGTCGAAATCATAACCGCTACCGCAAACGAGCTTTGCTATACTCTCGCAAATCATCGGAATTATACCGAAAAACTCTTCCGCGTTTTCCGTAAACTCATCGCCGTAGTAAAACGACCGTTTAATCTCGAACAGCTTGTACGCGTCCGGCAGATACTGCGCGGCTTCATAACGATACCAATATTTTATTACTGTCGGATCATTAGATAAAAGCGCACGATATTTCGCCGTATTGAATGCCCAGAATGCGCCTTGATTGTATAGCTTCGTTTTGTTCGCCTTTATCAAGTCCATTTGATAAGGATTTTTGATTTCGTCCATTGCGTCACTCTCTCGTTTACGAATTGCCGAGCGCGGTCAACCGTTTTTCTTTCTCGTAGTCTATCGGCTTTTTAACGATGCGGTCTTTCGTCCAATCGTCTTTGACGACCGTCCAACCTCTCGCCTTATAGCCCGCATTCTCGTAGTCTTCCTCGAATATTACAGTCTTGATTTTGCCGGTCGGGTCTTGTATGCAAATGCGGCTCTCGCTTGATACTTGTTCAGCCATTGCTCTTGCCCTCCGCTTCGGTATGCTTTATAAGTCCGTCGTCCACCGTGTCGAGTTCGGCTTCTGCTGTCTTGGCTGCGGCGATCGCGTCGTTGACCTTTTTATCGGGCGCGGCGGTCTTGCCTTTCTTGCCGCCCTTGCCTTTGCTCTCGCTCGCGTTTGCGTCGTCGATTGCCTTTTCCGCGCGTTTGTCCGCATCGTCTTTCGGTTTTTCGGCGGTGTCGGTTTCTTTCCAACCGTTCGCCAAATACGCCGATATGCGGCGGTCGTCGTCGTCCACAACCGTTGTAAGGTTGCCTTTGGTAAATGTTTTCATTGTATGTCCTCCGTTCCCTTTTCGGGTATAAAATTGCTTTGTGTCAGCGCGTTCAATGCGTTTTCCTTTTGTTTCGCCAACGCTTCGGCTATGCTCCGCATACTCATCGAAACTGCCGTTACCGCTTGCCCGAGTATCTTGTCTATGTACGCGATTTCAAAATCGGCTTGCGACATAGACGGTGCGCTGTCGTGCTTGTGCATCTCGCTCACGTTCTCTATGCCGCGCCGTATCTCGGTTAGATACTTGTTGAGCCGCTTGTTCGCTTCGGCTGTCAGCTTGTAGCCTTGTGCTTTCTTTTTTGCCATTGTATGTGGTCCCTCCTAATAGAATTGAATTTTGGTCTGTGTGCGTTTGTCGGCGAGTATTTGACGTATGCGCCATAGTATCAAGTACGATAGGCAATCGGCGTAGTCTTGCCATACGTCGGCTTGGTCTAACTCCGAGCCGTCCTTGTCTTGTAATATTTGGCGGTGCGCTTTAAGCATTTGCTCATCGCACCATACTATACGGCTCGTAGGGTATTGTTTGCTTGTCATCATAAGTTGACATTTGATCGCCGCCCTTGCAGGTAAATCAGAACATAGAATTTTATCTGTCTTTATGCACCCCAAAACATTTACTTTACCTCGCCACCTACTATGATTTTGCCAAGTGCTTACGAGCTTATAGTCTGCTTTATCAATAAGTATTGCTTTGAATTTGCCGTAGAATTTAAGCCAATACGAATATAGCCAAGTTTCCGCTTCTTCTATAATATCGCGGTGTTCGATACTCGCTATTTTTTTCGACGCTATCGCTACAACTCTGTGATACTGCCTTGTATATCCGCCGAGCGCAACTATTGTGTGCGATTTATTAGTATCGTCGCCGTTTACGCTTGCGCCTACGTCTACCGTCGCCACAATTTCCTCGAAAGCATTGATATTCAAATCGGCAAATTTTACAACGTTTACATCGCCAAGCAACTGAGCATACAATGCGCCTTCGGAAAAACCGCGACAACCAAGTATCTTTGAAAAGTGGTAAAAACTCCCAACGGGATAACTATTGACAAGCCGTTCGGTTTGCTCTGGTGTTTTATGCGGACAATCGTCGCGTAAGTTAAAATGGTAATAATGTTCGTCCGCCCTATCCTCAATCATTTCGTCGAGTTCTATTTTGGGTACAGTATCGCGGAACATAACAGTTGCGCGGTTTACAAGCTCGCCATAGAACTCTTGCGTGGGATTGCCGCCGTTAGTAGTAGTAATAAGCCATCCTCGATATGCAAGACGTTGAACGCGCCCATATGCTTCGCGCCACACATCGGGGTGCAATACAGACAACTCGTCGAGCAATATTCCTCCGAGGTCAAGCGATAGTATATTCGTGTAACTCGTTTTGTTGTCCGCGCCGGCTATGTAGACGATTTTCTTTCCGTGCTTGCCGTTAATGCAAAAATGAGATCCTGCGGCGGCTTTGCTTCCGTCGCTGTACTCTGTACATATTCCGCGGTGTATGTTGTAAAGACTGTCGGCTTTGTCGATAAAGTTTCGCTTTGCAAGCACGCTCGAAACGCCTATTATTGCAAATTGATTGACATTCGACGGAGCATTATATATACGGTCGAAAAACAATAGTCCCGCAACGAGCGTCTTGCTCGTACCCATAGCGCCGCACAAGTGTATGACCGGCGCATCGTCCGCGAATATCGCTCGCATTTTGTCCGTCCATATCACTTGGTCAAATGTCATTTGTCTGCACCTTTAATAGCCGCAGCCGCTTTTTCATAGGCAATACGCACAGCATCGTCGGTTTCTACTCTAACTTGACTTGTTGGTTTCTCGCCTATTGTATCGCGTATTACCTCGAAAGCTTTAACGTTACCCGAAAGAGCCTGTTTTATAAGAGCAACGCTCGTCGCCTCACTACCTTTCAATACTTGCCCGTCAATGTCATAATCAAGGTTCAATAACTCTTGCAATATTTCCTTCAAGACTTTCTTTTCTCTTCGCAATTCTCCGTTTCGTTCGCCGCCTTTCTTTTGTATTTCTCTTTGCTCGCTCTTTGCACGCTTATTAAGCGGTATTAAATTTTGAACGTTCGCCATACTATTTACTTTTTACCTCGCTTAATTTTTATCGCAAAGTAAATCGTTACTCCTATCGAGTATGCGCCTATAAATGCGTACAATGCTATCTCCCACCATTGCATATCCTCTCCTTTTTTCCGCATAAAAAAAGCAAGGTATTTTACCTTGCTTTCAAACTAAATTACAAATTCCTTAAAAACAGTCAATAAACGTTATTCTTCTTCATCATCGTAATATGGCGTATTAAAATCCTCTTCATCGATATACACTCCGAGTATTTCGTTTTGTTTTTCCCATATATCTTCGATTGTAGCGTCGGGATTTTTTTGCAAAAACTCGTATAACTCTTTGCAATTTTCCTCAGGGTCTTCACGATCAACAATCAAAGCCAACATCATACATACATAACTGTCTTGTCTTAGCTCTTCGCTCTTTACTTTTTCTCGCAAAACTCGCGCGAGAGCTTTTTCATATTTTCCAAGTTCTCTTTCTTTCATTCAAAATCACCTCGCATAAGTTTATCAATAAGCCATTCATTCCCGACTATTTGAATTTTTTGCGTACAAATTATTTTTTTGCTACGTTTATTATACTCATATTTATAATAATAATTGCCATGCAACAAACCGCCTTGCTTTGGTATATTGTTTCCGTGCAACGTGCGTATCTCGCTACATACAGGCGCGTATTCTTTGGCAGGCAATCTAACTGTCCGCGAACGCTCCGCGCTTTTTTCTCCGTGGTCCGCATACGCTTTTTCGGGCGTGATTTTTTTTGCTTTATAAAGCGCGTTCCACGCATCGCGCGGCGTCCAATCAGGCATTATCTTAATGCCGTATTTCATACACAATCCGTATGCAAGACTTGTGCGGTTGCTCTTTCTTTCAGACATTTTTTCCTCCGAAATGAAAAAGCGCTATCTTAGTTTATCACATTCTTTCATTTGTGTCAAGGTAGCGCTTTTTTATTGTTAAAATTGCTTTTTGCAGTTTATCCGCACAACTTTGATGTTATCATAATAGCATATAAAAGGGGGACAAAGCGGGACAAGTTTATAGAATATCGGAAATCTTCTTTATTGCTTTTGATTTATAACGTTTAACTGTACGTTCTTCAAATCCTACTATTTCTCCCACTTTCCAATTAGGCTTTCCGTCTAAATAGAAAGCAAGAATTATTTCTTTTTCTATCGGTTCGAGCGTATCGATTGCGGCGGAGAGCTTATCTTCGAGTTCAAAAAACTTTTCGAGAGCAACTATGTGCTTTTCGCGCTCGGTTTCTATTTTGACGGCGAGCTCTTCCACGCGCGACCGCATAATGCCGCCCGACACGCCGCTGTTGTTGAGTGCAGAGTTTATACTTTCCGCATCGCTCTCTATGTCTGCAATCCGCGCCTTAATAGCGTTAGCTCTGCGCTTAGCCGCGCGCATATCCGAAAGTAAACTCCGTGCTTCTTCGTATGTCATAATTTTATTCTCCTATAATCTCATTGAACTTCGCCATAGCTTTTTCAGCGTTCTTAGACGGCTTATCCGCCTTATAGACGGCTTTTAGGTGTTTGTCGAATAAATGCGCGACTTTCTTTATTACGTTGCGCTCGCCTTGCTTTACGCCGTCGCGGTAGCTACGCGCGGGTTTGCGTTCGTTGATGTCGGTCTTGCCGGTTGTACCGCCGCTTTCGACGTTGCGAAGCTGATAGCCCCAATTAGCGTATGTACGTATAAATTCGCGTTCCGCTTCGTCGCATTCGCTCGGCTCACAATATTGATATGTCGAAACGAACCAACCATTAGGATTATTTTCGCTCCGCAAACCGTGTTTTCGTATGGACTTATCTATCCATTGCTCATATCGCGAAAGGTGCTGTGCAAGCCTACTTACAATCCCTTGTTTTTGCGCTTTACCCACATATCCGAAACGAATTCCGTTTTCTTCACGGGTGAGCACATATATTCCCGTTTTATCTTCGATATTCGGGGCTTGTTCTTTTATCCGCGCCTTGTTCTTTTGCTCGATCGCTTTCGCGCGTAAAAAATTACGTTGTTTATCGGTCATTTTTCGCCCTTGTTATATTCGGAAATTATATCTTCATAGCGCCAAACCGAATGCGGTCGAATCGGTCTTCTGAAAGGCGGAGTACTGAATATAAACACATACGCAAACTCGCCCGTTCCTTTTTCTACTCCAACCAACTCGCCGTTCTTTATTCGCTGTTTAATTTTATTATGATACGGATACATTTTCGCTTTCCTTTTTAATTTTTCTTCGGGCTATGCTTGTGCAAACGCTTTACGCCGCTACACAGATTAAACCTATTTTTCTCTCGCGGCAATTCGCGCGGCACGGGATCTACCTGCTCGCCCTTGCCGTTATGACAACGCTGACACGGCTCGCCCGCTCTCGACAGCTTCGTGCAACATCTGTCGCAAGCATAAAGTATGCAGGGTTTATCGAAATTCAGTTTCATCATACCGCCACCTTCATTTGCTATCTATCGGATCAAGCTCGCCTTTGTTATAATTGTGATATTCTCTCAACAATATTCCCAACGGATAACCGACCATATCTCGGATGTCTTGCAAAATGCGCATATACCCTAATCTTTCACCGTTATAAACATAGGATAAACTCTCATTTTTTTGTCGATATATATTTTTGCGTTCTACACACTGTACATATTTGCGACGTATTTTCAATGTAATTTGCGCCAACGTTTTCAAATTTTCTTTCATATTATCTTCTCCTAAAAATATTATTTATTTTTTTAATCTTGCCTAACAATTTTTTTATTTTGCGCTCTCTTGCGCCCAATCGTTAAGCTCGTCGGCATAATTCTCGCAAAGTTCTTCGAATAGCCCGTTGTCTACAATTACTCTCTTTATAATCGACGATGCAATATTATGCTCTCTTTCGGTTAGAGTTTCACGCGATGCGTCGCTAACGATAATTCCTACAAGCGCTTTTTCGACATCCGATTTGCTTATTTCGATTTCTTCTTCACATCCTTCGTCGCCGTCCCAATCGCCTTGACGATCTCTAAGCTCGCCTGTCTTTTTGAATATTTTGAATGTCATTTTGTTCTCCTTTATATTTCATCGTCTTTAAGTAGCTCAAATTCGCCGTAACCGTCGCGCGGAGTAAACTCGTTGCTTTTCGCGTTCTTTGCGTCCTTAGCCTTGTCCTGCCGATACCATTTAAGAATAGTTGTTTTTACATCGAATGTCGCCATAGGATTCTTTCTGCAAAAAGCATTTACGCGTTCTATGTAGAAGTCGCAGTTGTCTTTTCCGATTTGATTGCATAAGTCGGTGTAATCGTCGACTGAAACACCTACTACTATATTCCTTTCTTTTCTATTCCCTTCTATTCTATTGGTCGGGGAGCTTTCGGGGAATACTCGGGGAATACTCGGGGAACATTCCCCGAATTTCTCGCAGTTGGGTATATCTCCCCCTACCCCCGCATAAGGCGGGGGCGGAAGTTTACTTTGTGAGGGCTTTTCAACCTTTTGCCACTTTTTCCAGCTTGACATAAAGTAGTACTCACTGCCATTAACTGAATAGAACTGTACGGACATACACCGTGCTATTTCCGATAGGGCGGACTTGACGTCGGCAACTCGTCTATTTTCGTCGTATGGGAATGTCATACTCTTTATGAAGCCTGTATCTGCACGTCCTCGACCTTCGTCGTCGGCGTGGCTGAAAAGGCTGATAAACACTATTTTTGCAAGATCACTCAACTGCGCAAAATCCTGACTTTCCCACATTTCCGGGCTTATCATTCTTTTACGCGCCAATTTTTACACCCCCTTAAAACGGTAATCCTTCGTCGCCTACGGGCTTTAAGTTCTGCGCGCCTTTCGGCTTGCCGCTTTGAGCCCCCTGTTGCCCGTTGTCGCCGTCGTTTTTTGCACTCGACAAGAACTCCACATCGTCAGCCACAATGTCCGTAGCGTAACGTTTTTGACCGTCTGCTTCGTAAGTGCGCGTTTGAATCTGACCGCAAACGGCTACTTTACTGCCTTTCTTTAAGTACCGCGAGCAGTTGTCTGCCAATCCGCGCCAAGTAACGATATTCGGAAAGTCCGTTTCCTGCTCTCCATTTGCGTTTTTATACGTCCTGTTTACGGCGATCGAGAATTTGCATACCGATATGCCGCTGCCCGTAGTCGTAAGCTCGGGATCGCGCACAACGTTACCGATTAAAATACATTTGTTCATTCCTTACTCCTTTTGCGTTTCCCACAACGCTTTCATTTCCGCAATTTCAGCGGGCGTTTTTGTTTCTATTCTGAGTTGTTTGGCTTCGAAAACCACGCCGTCAATAAGCCGCGCCATTTCCGTGCTGTTAAGCTCGTGCGTCGGCTTATAAACGGCATATTGCGAACATTTAACGCCTTTCGGCGATATGAAATCATTTAGCCATTTTGAATACGCTATACCGGCAGTAGACGGCTTTACGTCGCACGGCAACGCTATTACAGCCGCTTGCTCTCCGTAATCGAGTACCGTTTGATTTTTTGCTTCGCTTTCGCTTATATCGAGTGCTCTCGCAATCTTGCCGACAAGCAAATGAAAATACGCGTTGGCGTTCAAACTGCGGCGTTTGATTTTCTTGCCGATCTTTACCGTAAGCTCGCCGTCGGGAATATCTTTTACCGTTACTTTCTTAGCCTTGAAAGTTATGTAGACCGTTCCCGCGCCGTCGTTTAATAACTTGTCGAGCTCCGCGTCAAACTCCGTCATTTTATCTTACCCGCCTTAATGTTCGTTTGATAAAGCGTTTCGCGAAGTTGCTCGTTATTCAGCTCATCGAGTTCGTTTATTCCGTATTTACCGAGCGAATAGTCCGCAAGCTCTTTCTTTTTGCTTTCATAGCTTGTCCCGAGAATAAAGGCATTGATAATTCCTTCGGGGCTTTTGCCTTTTTTCTGCTCGGTATCGATAAGCGCGTCTATAAGCCGCAAAACACGAAGCTTTTCGCCGTCCGCCGTTTGCTCAACGCCGTTGCGAGTTTTCGGCGGCTTAGTCGATTTCGGACTTACGTTGTGCGTTTCCGCGTCGGGATCTATAAGTTCTTCCGTCGGTATACAGAATACCTGAAAGCACGCATACTTGAACGCAACGCTCATTGCTTTGTTGCTCGCCTTGTCGCCGCTGTCCATTCCTTCGCCGATTACCGTCGCCGAAATGCTCGAACCGTCGTCGGCGTAGAATGTAAACTTGACTTTGAGTATAGAGTACAAAAGCAGTCCGCCCTTTGCGGTTGTGCGTTCTTCTCGCACTTGTTCCAACACTTCGGGCACTACGCACACTTTATGCTTTACAAGCGCGGGCTGTAAAGTGTTCATTACGTCGTCTATGCCGCGATAGTTAAAGTTCTGCTGCTGATTGCGTTTGTCTTTGCCTATCACGCCTATTTCCGCCATAACGCCGTTTATTGCCGTATTTATATTTGCCATATCCAACCGTTACCTTTTACTTGATTTCGTTCAAACATAGTCGCTTGTATTACTGCGTCAAAAACCTTTTCGCGTTTTTCAAACGACATCATACCCATAAGATTTGCCAAGTCGTATAAAGTATTGGTTTTATCGCCCAATATCCAGTTAGCTATATGCTCGGCGTCCATTTCCGCTTTTTTCATTGCTTTATACTCCTTTCAAAACGGCGCTATGTAAATTATGTCATTCTCGACGTCGTAATACGTGGAAGATATATCCTCAGGACGTTCGCAAATATATCCGAATTCTATCCCTGCGTTCTTGGCTTCTTCCATAAGTTTACTTATGCCGCTTGCTATTCTGCGTGCTGTTTCGGGTCGGCGAGCTTTGCACTCTTCTTCGTGCAATTCGCAACTTTTCGCATTACTGAAAGCCTTATGGCAATAATCGCAATAATGCGTTGTTATTGTTTTCACTTTCCTTTACTCTCCTTTTTGTTTTTGTGTGATCTTGGCAGTTAGCTACTCCGCCGACTTATAAGTCTTGGTCGTAAGCTCGGGATTTGAACCCGTCTTCAAGAGCCATTCGCTCTCGATGCGCGCCTGTCGCTTGCCTACGTTATGCGGGGTCTTGCCCCGCGTTGTCGTTAAAAATCTACACCCCTATAAGCTCTGTCATATCGTTCCTGCCCTGTAACGAAAGGCGCAAGTCGCGCTTGAACCGTATAGTGCATTTCCAAATACTTGTCAGCTGCCCAAATTATAGCGTCGTTTAATGCTTCGTCTCCCGTAAATGTCTTTTCTTCATTCGGCAAATTATGGTATTCACCGCGTACAATCACCTTTACATAGTGGAACGTGGCTATAAAGTTCACAAACACGCTTGTCCCGCGCAAACCCCAATAGGTACTGCTTTCAAAGTGTGTTGCTCGCCAACTCCATCTGCCGTCCGATACGCAACGAGCTATACCCTTTCTCGCCCTTTCTCTCATTTTTTCGTCTTGTGTCATTGTTTTAATCCTCCTAAATTATTGATACATTTTGTATCGTGTCAATAGTTTTGATACATTTTGTACTATAATTTTTTTATGGAAGAATGGTATAACAGATTAAAAAATGCTCGTATTTCAATGGGGCTATCTCAACAAGAAATCTCTGATAAACTTGGACTTACGCGGTCTTGCTATGCGCATTATGAGCAAGGCGTTCGTGATTTACCTTTAAGCCTTATTAAAACAGTTTGCAAGCTGTTAGATATATCAGCCGATTATTTATTCGGTATTACGGATAGCTATTGAGCGTAATTGAGCGTCTATTATCTCTCGTTCTGATACATCAAACAATTCGGAAAGTTTAACGACATCTTCAAGTCCAATCGAACGCAAGCCATTTTCATAATGGCGCACTGCTTGTTCAGTGACTCCCAACTCCGTCGCAACTTCTATGGCGGTTTTTCCACTCTGTTGTCTTAGTTCCTTTAAGTTCATAATTCACTCCTATTCCGCCAACGAGTATTCGGCAATCAAGCACTTTTCTTGTTGGCGATTGTATACGGTTTTCATTCTCGTTTTAATAGGCTCTCCGCGTTTTTTCAGCTCGCTTATTCGGCTAGCCAAACGCATTACGCCTAAGTCGAGCATTGCGTCGAGTTGTGTTATCGTGCCGTGTTTTCTTATGTAAGCCATAACACGCTCGCACTGCGTCGGATTACTGTTTGTCATTGTCATATTTCTCCTTATTTAGTCTTTGTATGGCAATCTGATATGAGAATAGTCCGCATAAGCGGGCGTTTGCGGCGGCGTTGGCTTAGGCGCGTACAACTCTTGCGCTCTCGCCTTGCATTCCCGCAATGTTTCCGCCGCGCAGATCCGCTCAGACCTTAGCGGCGTTATGCCGTTTTCAGCCAAGCCGTAGCAATGGTACAGCACGTAGTCACCGTTCAGGTTTGTCGTGATCCGCAAAAACTCGTCGTTGCCAAGCAGCTCGTCGTACACGACTTTCGGACAAAATTTCTTCTTGAATTTCATAGCTTGTCCTCTTTTACTAAGGCTCACAGTCGAGCCAATTCTTCGTTGATTTTAGCCTTTTGTGCAGCAAGTTCTTGGCGACGTTGCTCCGTGCGCTCAAATCTGCGTTGCTCCCGTTCCATTTTTGCATAATTAGGATCGAAAGTACGTGCGGCGGCATTACAAAGTCCTTGGTTTTTCGCGCCAGAAAATACTTGCGGTTCGGAAATAAACTGCTCGTTTGTAATTACGCGCCCGTCGATAAATGTATGTACACCTTCGAAATTGTAAATTCTTTTCCGCACGCTACCACTCTCCTTTTTTGTTTTTATATGCCGTAGCGCTTGTACAAAGTTACTCTCTTCCGAGCAAATAATCTGTCGAGCATTCAAGCACGTCTGCCATTCGGCACAAAACTTTTCCCGCGGGTGGGTCTTTCTGATCTTTTTCGAGTTGCGTGATATACGGCTGACTTACACCGATTAACTCCGCGAGCTTGTATGTCGAAATACCTTTCTCTTCCCTTTTCTTTTTCAAATTTTCTGCAAACATATTTAACTCCTTTACAATTACTACGTTATTGACTTTTATCAGCTTTTGTGGTATAATCAGTAAAATCTTTTTATTTCCACTTGCTACGATCATTGAATAACTCAGTTATGTGAGTATATTGTATAGGAAATTTTCCAACTTGTCAATCGTTTATGGGATAATTTCCCATATTTTTCCAAAAGAAAAAAGCCCGTCGGTAAACGAGCTGAAAAGGAGATAAGTTTATGACACCCACTGTTGAAAAAATAGTTAAACTTTTTGATCAAGATCCAAGGAGTGCGCGGAGTTTATTATTGGAAATGGGATTCTCCGAAACCGCACTAAGTGAGTGGAAACGCAACAAAGCCAAGCCTACCATCGAAGCAATTATAAAAATTGCAAATTATTTCAATGTTTCCGCCGACTACCTGCTCGGCATTACGGATATTCCCAAAATAGACGGCGAACTGCCAATAGACGACTTTATGTATATGCCAGTGATCGGATCTATTTCAGCAGGTTATGAAGGCGAAGCTATCGAAGAAGAACTCGGCAAAACCCAAGTATTAGATAACTCTTTACACGGCTATCCACGCGAAGAATGTTTTGTCTTGCGTGTAAAAGGCAGTAGTATGTACCCCAATTTCCACGAAGGCGATCACGTGCTTATACATAGGCAATCAAGCGTTGACAGCGGCGAAATTGCGATAGTGCTCTATGATAGTATAGAAGCCACGCTAAAAAAAGTTGAATATATAAAAGGTAAGAATTGGGTAAAACTAATCCCCTTTAATCCAGAATACGAAACAAAGATTATAAAAGATCACGATTTAGAACAATGCCGTGTTCTCGGAAAAGTAATTACTATTGTATATAGGGAAAATTTATGAGAGCCGAACTCAGCAAGATCCACATCATAGGAAAAGCTATCGCGTTCCAAAGCGATATAGCATAAAAATTAAAATATAAAACAAAAAATAAAATTTTTGAAAAACTCTTGACATTTTTTCCGCGATATAGTAATATACTAATAGTGAATGTGTGGTAGAAACTTTCGAAGTCTACCAACGGAAGAAAGCGTCTAAGTTTTTAGGCGTTTTCTTTTTTTGTAAAAGGATTAGTTATGATTGATTATAAAACTTATGATGAACAAATAGAAATACTTAAAATTCGTGGATTATTTATAAGCGACGAAAAAATAGCCAAAGAATTATTAAAACAAAATAATTATTATAATCTCATCAACGGATATAAAGATATATTCATTCAAAGAGGAATTACACCCGAAACTTTTATTAACGGTGTGTCTTTTGACGAGATATACAGTTTACATCAATTTGATAAAGAACTACGCTTAAATTTATCCCATATTTTAATAATAATTGAAAGAGCTATCAGCTCAATATTAGCTCACGAATTTTCACGTTCTTTTCCAAATCATAATATGGATTATTTAGATATAAACAATTATAATGAAGAACGCTATCCTATACAAACATCTCAATTAGTTACAAAATTAAATAATTTACTCATAGATGCAATCGATCATAACGAATCTATGATTTGCCATTACAAAACTAAATATAATCAAATTCCTTTATGGGTTTTTATTAATAAAATTTCTTTCGGCACTGTCGCTAAAATGTATCAATACCTATTGCCACGAGAAAGAGCAGCTATTGCAAAAAGTATCTCTGAAATATCAAAATTGACCCTTTATCCAAATGATATACAAGAAGCAGTAAATGTTTTAGTTTTATTAAGAAATAAATGTGCACACGATCAAAAAGTCTATGATTTTAATACCCTACCGATGACCATTAGATCTAATGAATTCATACGTAAAAATTTGCCAAGCGTTCATAATGTACACTCTTTATTTGGCGCAATAGGTTGTCTTTCCCTTTTTGTCGCTCCTGATGTATTTAAAAAATTTGTTTCAAACATTAAATCACAAATAAAACGATTATTTATCCAAATTCATAGTATACCCACTCAAATTATTTTAGATAAAATGGGTGTTCCTCAATCTTTTTTACTATAAGGTTATAAATTTATGAGAGCCGCACCGTACGTTCGCGTTTCGACGCAGGAACAAGCAATCGACGGATATTCTATTCCGACGCAAAAAGAAAAAACGACGCAATATTGCGCCGCTATGTCTTATGATGTCGTCGATGTTTATGCGGACGAAGGTTTCTCGGGAAAGTCGCTTGTTCGCCCCGCAATGCAACGGCTTTTACAAGACATTCAATCGGGACGCATAGATATAGTTATTATTCACAAGCTCGACCGTCTTTCACGCCACGTTAAAGATGTTTTGGAACTCGTCGAGCTGTTCGACAAATATAATGTAAAGCTCTACTCGCTGTCTGAAAATCTCGACCTTTCGTCCCCGTTCGGACGCGCCGCGCTTAAAATGTCGGCAACGTTTTCGGAATTGGAGCGCGAAACGATCGTCGAGCGTATGCAGATGGGAAAGGACGCCCGCGCACGCGAAGGCAAGTACACCGTGCCCGGCGCGCACTGCCCTTTCGGCTATATTCACGATCGGGAAAACGATCGGCTTTTAATCAACGAAGAAGAAGCGGAAGCTGTGCGTAAAATCTTCGATTTGTATATAAACCAAGGCTATACGTTCCGAAAGCTGTATGCGTATTGCAAACAAGCTTTTCCGAATATGAAATATTTTACAAACGAAATGTGCTGTAAACCGATAATCGAACGTCCTATGTATGCGGGTTATTTCCGTTATCGCGGCGGCGAGCTCATTAAGGGCACGAACTTTGAACCTATAATATCTTACGAAACGTTTCTACAAGCTCAGGCTTGCGTTGAGAGAAACAAAACAAAACGCTCGGTTGAGAATACTCCGAACTTACTCGCGGGACTTCTGTTGTGCGGTAGGTGCGGAAACCGCTATGTAGGCAAAATATACGACCGCTACAACATAAAAACCGACGGAACTAAAACCAAACGCTACAAATACCGCAGTTATGGTTGCGCGGCTCGCGTGAAGCGCGACAAGAACTACCATCCCGCGAAATGCGATAATATTATTATCCCCTCGCACGAGCTCGACGAATTTATCGAGGATAAGGTTCGCCGATTGGAGTTCACGTCTTCGGGAGAAAAATTATTTATGCCCGGAATAATCGATACGCTTATGACCGAAATTTCCGAGCTCAAAGACAAACAAGCAAAACTACTCGACTTATATCTCGACGGCACAATCGACAAGGACACCTATGCTATGCGGCTTGTCGCATTAGACGCAAAGATAAACGAAAATAAATCCATTATCGAAGCCGAGAAAGAAAAAGTTATTTCCGCGCCGATGAACTCAACGGAAATTTTACAGGATAAAATAAAAAATTACGATAACCTTTCACGCTTAGAAAAAACAAAACTGTTAAGGCTTTTGATAAAAAGCATAGTCATAAACGGCGAAAATATTACTATTAACTGGAACTTTCAGTAATAAGCACAAAATATAGATATATAATAATCACAATATACAAAATATAGTACTTTTTGTGGATACCCCTTTGAAGCGTCCGTATATACAGACGCTTCAATAGGGCGATATAATTTCAAAAACCAAGGAGAATATTATGTCACTCGGAAAAAAAATCGTAGAATTAAGACAGGAAGCAAATCTTACACAGTATCAGTTAGCCGAAAAACTATGCGTAGGACAATCGACTATTTCGGAATGGGAAAACGAATTATATGAACCGACAGCAAGCGCGATCAGACAGATTTCCACATTTTTCGAGATATCGTCAGACTTTTTACTAGATCTGGAAGACGAATTCGGAAACAAACTTTAATTTATAAAAACAACATAAAAACAGAATTTGTCGTTTCTACAAAAAATACGATTATAATTTACCATACTCCACAGTTCGATAAATTTAAGAATAAATCGCAATCGGATTTGCGATTATCAAGAAATATTTTATACACGGCGTATAAAATTTTAATCGCATTACCGCAAAGGAGAAATATAATATGAACAACCAAATTTTATTGATAAATATCGATAATGAGGCTTTCTCTGAAATTCGCAACATCTTGCTAAATAAATGTTCTTACGTAGAAAACGAGCAAATAAACGTTTTAATTGACGAACGCAAAAATACAAATAAAAATTTAGACGAAAAACTTACGAATATTTTTATGACTATCGGTATACCGGCCAACATACAGGGATATAAATTTTTACGAGATTCAATAAAAATAGCTATTAAACAACCGAATACCATAAACGGCATTACTAATCACATTTATCCCGAAATAGCACAAAAATACAACACCACTAATTGCAGAGTAGACCGCGCCATTCGTTACGCAATAGAAATAGCTTGGAATCGCGGCAAAATACAAAATATCAATTCTTTATTCGGTGCAGATATTTACAATGTATACGAGAAACCGACTAACAGCGAACTTATTGCTCTTATAGCGGACAAGTTGATTTTAGAAAACTTCTAACTTACGACATTACATTTACTCTTTTCTTTTTCAAGAAACTTTTGTATAAAATCGAGCCGCAATTTCATTTTCGACAAAAGCGTACCGCGCACAAACGCTTGCCCGTCGCTTGCACCGAGCGAGATGCTCATCGCCGTGCGGAATAGTTTTGAAAACGTGTTTACCAGCATAGCGACCGCGAATACGTTTTTCTCGAAAAACAACGTACTGAATGCCACCGAAAACGCAACGACCATAAATAACTTTTTGAATACAAGCTCATTTATATGTGACTGCTCGTTTGTTTCCATATTTTCGTCGTCGCTTTTGCCGCGTTCCACTCGGCTGAAAATTGTTGCTACGCGAACGCGGTTGTATTTTATGCGATGCACTTTCGACAATTTGATTGCATTCCCTACTGTCGGTATATACTCAATTTCGCTTTCGGCTTTATCGAGTAGACTTTGCCACTTGACTCTCTCCTTGTCATTTCTTGCTTTCGATAGTTTGAATTGAATGTACGACCGGTAGGCTTTGAGTTTACGGTTTGCGTTTATCTCGTCGATATATTCGCCGAAGCGCGTCGTCAAATTGTGGCGTATCAACTCGGCGTGCGCGTTATCGATTTTCAGTTGCGTTTCCACCACCTCGGCATTTTCTCGCAATTCCTTTTCGCGAAAAAAATCGCGTACCGATAGAGTTACCAATATTACCGACAAACACGTTAAACCGAGCGTTATCCAATACGACGGATCTTTGAATATCGACGGATCGAAACCCGCTTGCACATAGTCTATCAAAATATCTGCTGCCGTGGCAAAAAACAAAACCGCTACCATAAAAAACTGCCGATAATTGAATTTGTTTTTGACAGCAATTAGCTTTTCCATACTCTCTTTATTTTCTACCATTTTCGTTGCCTCCGTTCTTCGCGTGGATCTCGCGCGAATACAGCACGTTGAATACAAGCCCAATGGCGTAACTTATTCCAATATATCCCAACGTAGCAGATAGCGTTACGAGCCGCGCTTCCAAAGCCTTGAACGCTACAATCGCCGCTACGATAAACAACAGCGGAATTATCGATCCGAATACTGCTTCTAATGTCTTTATGTTTTTAAGTTCTTGTTCGAGCGCGGCTATTTCGGCGGGGTCTTGCTTCGTTTTCAAATTTGCAAGCATTACATTACTTTGTGTTTTTAAGTCGGCGATTTTCCGATCGATAAATATTTTCTTTACAGTCCAAAAAACGAAAAGCAAAAGCAAAATTCCCGTTATTGAAATTTTGAAGCCGACCGCTCCGCGCGTATTCTCCATAGTACTATACCGCACTATCACAAATACGAGCGGAACTACCGCCGAAAATATTACGTGCAAGAGAAAGAACGCAAGCCGCTTCTTCGTCGTCTTCATTTTGCATCAAGCCCTCCGAAATTTACACCGCTATTGCTACCGTCCGTTTCTGCGTTCTCACAGTTATTGTCAAGCGAAATCGGCGCAAGCCGTACGGTCATAATTTGGTCGGCTTCGGGCGGTTTGTAGCCTTTTTCGAGTTGCGCCACCGCGCTTGCGAGTTCTGACTTTTCGTCATCGCTCAATGCTTTGAGTTTGATTATTCCTTTCGCCATTGCAATTAGAATGGCTGTATGCGAATTGGAGATTGCTTCCGATTTTTCAATTCGCGTATCAAGCTCACGCGTGGTCTTTTTAAGTGCCTTTTCAGTTACTGCCGTTACGTCGATATTAAGCGTTTTGCCCGCCAATTTCTCGGCGACGAGTTGGCTCACTCGGTCGGTATTGTATGTAGCGTCGAGCATAGCGTTATTCTTGTGTAATACCTTATTTACGATCGCGCGAACAATTAGCGTTATAATACCGCCGCTGCCGAGTGCGGCAAGTATCGCCGCAACGTAAGGTTGTATAAATTCCCATACATAGTCCATTTTCTTTACCTCCAAAATTTATTTGATAACCGTGGGGTCGTAGTTCTTTTCAAGCGCGTTTACACGCTCCGAAAGATCGTTTATTACTTTAATTGCGTTGTTGTATTCGGTTACAAGTATTTCATTTTCCAATCTAATATTTGCAAGCTGCTCTACTAATGCTTGTTGACAAACAGTATTTTCATTAACTAATTGCTCCAATTCTTGCAGTTTGCATAAGAAATCGGATTTCAGTGTATTGAAATGTTCATTTAATGTTATAAACCCTTCGTAACACTTTGCGTATTCATTTTCAATGTCCGCAAGGCGAGCAAATAATTCTTTATCATCAGTACCAACCGTAATTTGCCATTGAGATTGACGAAGTGATAAAAATGTCCCTATTCGTAATGTCGGACATTCCCAAGAATGTAATATTGCATCATTATTTACTTGACAAACTGTCAATCCTATCCGTTGTTCTTTCGTCAATAATTTCTTTGGCACTTTTACCGTGCTATCCCTTATAGTTGTCCGATATTCTATTCCGCTTTCATCTCTGAACAATGCTATATAGGTATTTCTATCGGGTAAAATAAAAGACACGACAAACGTGTCTTTTATATCTCGAAATATAGGGGATGCGTCGACTATAACGCCGACACTTGCGTTTGATAAAAGTTTATATGTCATAGATAACACCTCTTTTTGAACTTAAAATAATCCATAATTCATCTTGGTTTCGTTAAAATATTGCGTTTTGTTTTCTTTATAATTTTCATTTTTTAATATTTTTTGTAATTTAATATATACGTTTCCAATAATTGATTACAAGATAGGGTTGCATATTATTATGCGGTAACGAACCCCCTACATCGCTATCGTGATAGGGATAATTAAGATTGCCCGTATTGGGATCAACACCACCATACAAATTTGTTGCTGTACCATAATTACTTGCTAATGTTTGACCCAAACCACTGGTTATAGGCGTATGGTTATGTGTTGGCATTTCACTTATCGTCAATTTATGTATTGTTTCACCGCCACTACTGCCCAACACATACTCGTCGCTCGCGCCTATTAAAGTCCTACCTTGCGCTATCTTTTCCCACGTTGTCCCGCTATAATGTTGCGCGGGGCTAACATTGTCTGTTGTTATAACCACCCAATTTACAGGCGGCGGATTGCTTGGGGCAACAATAGTTCCAACTTTTTCCGTTCGACCGTCGGTATAAGTTATAAGTAAATCATACGATATATCTGCCATTTCCTATCTCCTTATTTCGCGCAGTTATTTACTTTCAAGCACGCGCTACCCATTTATTATCTCTACGGCGAATACTATTTTCTTCGTAGTCATCGCGGACAAGTCCTTATTCGACTTGCCCTATATAAACTCAGCTTTAAGCTCGGAAATACGCTTTCAGTTTGCACTGTTTGGAATATTGTTCAATAATAAATTCCCCGCTGAACTAATCAATAATAATTCAGTGTTTTCTTATTTTACAAATAATATTTAATTCTTTTTGGAATATTTTCCAAAGCCGCTTCGTCTAAATCTAAAATATTTTGATACCATATCATAATGACTGTATCATCTTTTTCACGATTACGAAGAACAGCCTTCTCCCACTTGTCGAATGCTTCTAAAAGTGGCGCTCTTTTATCACGTAAAACCGCCAAACGTCGATTTTCAAGTTGCTCAGCCGTATATGGGTGATAAATCATACAATCTTTTTCTGCGTCAAAATCATACCCGTTTTCTGTTTTTATAGTTAGTAAGTCTTTATAAAATTTCAAATAACCCAAATCAAAATCAAGCTCATTGCGATTTAATTCTTGCGTCATATCTTCGTTAAATATTTTCATATTATATCTCCTATATTATTTGCCTTTTTGACCTAATTTCTAAACCAAATCCTTCGTTTTCAGGAAAAAATCGAGAATGAGATACTGCGGTTCCGCCACAACCATCACTTTCATTGTCTATCACAGTAAATCCACTTGACCCTATATAAATACGAGTAGCATTATATAAAGTAGATGAAGAATTGGAAGTATTAAATTTTCCCGTAGCTGGGAACATCTTACCAAGTATTCCTAAACTTGAAACAGCAACATTACTACCTTCATTAAAATTTGTGGCAGAAGTTAATTGAAAATTTATTACAGGTTGAGATATTTCATATAGGCACAGTTGTTGACACATTGAAATCGTATATTCATACAAATGAAACGAACCACTTGACGGTGGCGGGTTATTTGGAGAATAAACACGCTGACCGTTTTCATAAATCGCGCCCGGAAATTCTGTAATTCCATTTCTTCGGAAATACCAAAATGTGTCTGATGAAGCACTGTCCCAACTTTGCCCGATATAAAAACCGGCATTATCAGTCGTTGAAGCACGATACTGACCTAAAACAGTAGTTGCGAAATAACCATTTGATGTATTTCCAAAGCCTCCTCGTATCCACTGAGTATAACCGGACGCGGCTGATGTGGCTACCCGTTCCATATCAATTAGGATATTTGTATTCTCCTGTCCTACTATCGGAGTGCCCAAATGAATCTTATTACCTTGCGCCACAATAGCAAGTCGCCCCGTCATCGTATCGCCCGCTTTTTTCACAAAAGTGCTATCAACATAATCTTTTGTTACATCTCCGCTACCGCCGCCCGACGGAATAACGATAGTTCCAACTTTTTGCCGTGTTCCGTCGGTAAGCATCATATATAAATCATAAGCAGTATCCGCCATATTGCTTAACTCCTTATCTCTCTCGGTTCTTTGCCCTCGATAACACGCAACTCGTTGATTATCTCTGCTGCACGGGCTTTCTTCTCCGCAAAGTCGTCGCGGACAAGCCCGAATTCGACCTGCTCTACATCTTCCTTGACTTTGACAAGCTCGGCTTTAAGTTCCGCACTACGCTTACGGTCGGCGCGTTCTTTGAGTTCTTGCTCGGTAAACGGTATATAAACTTGAATATCTTCATAATCGTCGTAAGCTTCTTTTGCGGGTATTTCGACGATTTCTTCTACGTCTTTACCGCCGCTCGGATATACCGCGAGTACGCGATAGAACTTGTCTGAATGCCTTTCGATTTTCACGCCTTGTAATTCCAATTCGGCTATCTGTTCTTCAATCGTCTTTGCCGGAACTGCGTCGTGGTGAGTTGTGGCTATTTTATCGGGTTTAAGATAGCCATTCTCTCTGTCGATCTCGGTTTCAGCGAGTTCTTGTGTTTTTTGTTCGTTATAAATTTTCATTATTTATGCTCCTCTTGTTTTTTATTAGTTTGAAATTTTTTGCCATACATAAACGGCGAGAAACGGCGGCATATTCCCACTTTGTGACGTTTGACCTTGTATGCCTATGCCTTTTGTAAATGTGTGTGCAGTAGCAGGTGCGCTTCCTACAATATCTATATTATAATCGTTCTCCCAAGCGTTTGTAGTTATCATTTTCATACGCCAATTTCCTTCCTTATACCCACTTGAATATTCCGCCATCATTGTCGCCAACGTACCCGAAGTATGCACGTGGCTTGAACTTCCGCCCTCCGTTCCCGCTAACCACGTATCGCCCGCCGCTAAAATAAACCTGTCCTTTATCTGTGTCCACGTTCCGCCAAACCTTATAGCGGGGCTTTTTGAGTTTGACGAAAAGAATAAATCTCCAATTTCAAACTTTGTCGGACTTGGTGCAGTTCCGCTGTACACGAGTTCCATTGAAGCAACGCCAACGCCTTGCTCCCCTTGTGCCCCCTGAGCTCCATTAGGTATGATAAATTCTTCCGATTCCAAAACAGTCCCGTCTGTTTTAGTA